TTTGAGTACCACAAAAAGGACAATGTAAAACAATGGTGCGAAGCTATTGGCAAACTAGACAAGCCAAAGGGAGATTATACTTATGAAGAGCCAGAGTTCCCCGAGGTAAGAGTCTTAATACCAACATACTACTCCATTGAAGAACAACGATATGAAGTCGGCGATACATTCTTTGTAAAGAGTGAGGGCAGATTAAAAACATTGTTGGGAGATAATGCAAATCATCAACAATATGTTGAAATAATAAATTAAAGAGCTATAAAGGCTCTTTTTTAATAGAATAAAATAAAAGTAGTATAATAATAATAGAACATAAAGGATGTGAAAACTATTATGCCAAATGGAAATAGACAATTCAGTTCAGAGGAAGAATTCCTAAAAAAGTTTAAAAAGTATATAGAATTTTGTAAAAAAAACGAACAATTGGCAAATATAGCGGGGTTCGCAGTGTTTCTTGATATGTGTCGCGATACATTTTATGCTCAAAAGGAATATTACCCAAGTGCATTTAGTAAAATACAGGACATTTTAGAAGATTATACGATAAATGCCAAAATAAGAGATACATTTAAAATATTTTATATGAAAAACAAGTTTAATTATAAAGACAGAACCGAAATAGATGCTAATAACACTGGAAGAATAAAAATAGTCAATGATTTATCGAGAGATGAAGAAGATGAATGAAACTATCGGGCTTAAAAGCATAGTAGCACCCCACTTTTGGAAAACATTTTTGAGTAAGAAGCCACACCAGATAGACAGAGGGGGCAGAGGGTCAACAAAAACATCAAAGGACGCATTAAAAATAGTTTGGCATTGTCTAAATGAAGATAAATGTGGTGTTGTCATTCTGCGAAGATACCAAAACACACTTAGAAAATCAGTTTACAAGGAAATGAAACGAGCCTTAAAAAGATTTGGGCTTGTCGAGGGCCTAGACTATACATCAACAACTTCACCAATGGAAATAAGAATGGCAAACGGGAATAACATATATTTTGCTGGTGGCGATGATTATGAAACGGTCAAAGGCTTAATTGATGAGAATATGCCAATAAAGATAGTGTGGTTCGAGGAACGAACTGAATTTGACAGCGAAGAAGATATTGACAACATAATAGCAACGTTCACACGAGGAAACAACGACTGGTTTATTGCTTTATATTCTTACAACCCACCAAAGAACAAATTCGATCCCGTAAATATATGGGCTGAAAAAATGAGCGAACGAGATGATGTTCTTCTAACTGATAGCGACTATCGCACAGTACCAGAGCAATGGCTCGGCAAAATGTTTATTGAAGAAGCCGAGAGATTACAAAAGTATGACGTGAAGAGATACAACTGGATTTACTTAGGCGAGATAATCGGTATTGAGGGAATGATTTATAACCCCGATCAAATCGAATATGTTGAATCGGATTATTTTGAAAAGAATAAACTAAAAGTTTTATATCTTGACTTTAGTGCTGATGGTGGTCATCAAACGAGTGCGACAACTTGTGGCTGTTATGGCTATGTTAGTGATGGTAATTGGTATCTGCTAGACACATACTACTATTCACCAAACGAGAAGCCTATAAAGAAAGCACCAAGTGAATTATCACTCGAATTATTCAACTTTGAAATATATCTTACCAAGCAATATCAAGCTGCAATTGACACCGAGGTTATAGATAGTGCCGAGGGTGCATTGAGAAACCAATTGTTTAAAGACTATGGCAAGCGATTTGCACCAGTCAACAAAGGAAAGAACAAGATCGAATTGATAGATTATTCGCAAGACTTTTTATCAAAAGGAAAGTTCAAGGTATTAAACACACCAAACAATATGATATTTAAAAAAGAAAATGAGAATTATATGTGGAAGAAAGACAGTGTTGAAAAAGGGAAGCCCGAGCCTGACAAGGACGAGAAAAAGTTCCCGAGCAACGCACCGTATTATAACTCACATTCAAAGAGTTACAGTTATACATACGCAGACCACACACAAGATGAGTTTCAATACTATGTTAAGCACAATTTACAAAAATTAGGACTAAAATATTAAGGAGGAAATAAGCAATGGCAAAATTTTATGAAAGTATACAGGAAACTTTGAGTAAGAAGAATATCAATGTTCAAGTAGGAACAATGTACGATATGATGGCGATTTGGAAATCGTGGTATCGTGGAAACGTTAATGACTTCCATTATTACGATGCAACTCTAGCCAACGGATCTGTTGTTCAGTGTGAAAGACTAACAATGAATATGCCAAAAAAATTGGCAGAAGATTTTGCCAAACTAGAGTGGAGCGAGAATGTTCAAATTAGCTTGGACAATAAAACAAAGACCAAAAAACTTTGGGACATTTTAGATAGCAAAAAGAATTCGTTCTCAACATCATTCCCTATTGCAATTGAAAAAGCATTCGCACTTGGTACGGGTGCGTTGATAGAATATAAAGTAAATGACGAAACAATTATTGAATATATAGATGGCGACAATATGCTTGTCTATGAAAACACAAACAATTATATCGGTGGCTTCTTAACAGTTAGCAAATTTACTAAAACAGATGGCGACAAAAAAGTTTATTATACTCATTTAACTTACCACGAATACGATGGCAAGGAATATTTAAAATACAACGAATTATATATGTCAAAATCTGATAGTGATTTAGGCAGCGAAGTTTCATTTGAGGCAATGTTTCCTAAAGTTGAAAACCCTGTTATTTATGTAACAGACACACCACACTTTCAATTTATAAGACCAAACATTGCAAACAACTTTGATATGAATAGTCCGCTTGGTATAAGCATATATGCAAATAGCATTGACAAGTTTAAATCTATTGATATTAAGTATGACAGTTTTGCAAACGAGTTCGAGCTTGGTAAAAAGAGAATACTAGTTGATAGAAGTGCTATAAAGAGTGCAGTCAATGTCAATGTTGATGGCTCTATATCAAATGTATCATTCTTTGATAGAAACGACAAAGTATATGTTGCTATAAATGGAATGGACAATCAGCCAGTCAAGGAAATAGACTTTACTCTAAGACACAAAGAACATATCGAGAGTATCAATGCCGATCTAAACTATTTATCAGCAGGCACAGGACTAGGACAAAACTATTATTCGTTTGATGGTGCTAGTATGAGAACAGCGACTGAGGTAGTTAGTTCAAACAGTGATACATATCGCACAAAGGTACATCACCAAATTGTTATCAAAGATGTGTTGTTCGACTTAATCAAGTCAATATGCTTCCTAGAGGGAATTGACAATAAGAATATAAACATAGTGTTCGATGATAGCATTATTGAAGATAAGAATGCCGAAATTGAAAGAGGTCTTAAATTGTTAGACAGTGGAGTTATTTCTAAAGAAACATTTATGGCTAAATATCTTGACTATGATGAAACACAAGTTTTAGAAGAAAAAACAAAGATAATGAGCGATTTAAAAACCATTATTGAAATGCTTGACGCAAATGTTATCGACAAAGAAAAAGCAATAACATTATTGTTTGGCGACACTATCGATGAGGCAGAGAAGTTACGAATGATAGCAAATGCTGGTGAAGTAAGCGAGCCTCTTGAGCCTATTGAAGAAGAAAACGAAGAAGAAACAGAGCAACAAGAAGAAATAGTAGAATAGGAGATGATTTTCTATGACCGAAAAGGAATTAGACAAATTAGATAACAAAGAAACTATTTCAATGTTAAACGAGATAGATCAAAATTATAAGGGTTTAGACTTGCCTATTGCCGAGCCTAAGTTTAATAAAAGTGGGGAATTGGCTAATGAAAATGAAGTTAAAAAGTCTTTGAAGTTAGTCCTCCCAATTTTGCTAGTGCTGTGGGCGAAGAATATAGCCATATCTACAAGCAAAAGCATTAAGGTTATGACTTATACCAATATGTTCTTTAACGAGGCTAGAAAGGCTTTAAAAGTGCCTAAGACAGCCATATCTATTAAAGAGTGGAACGACATAATGGACAAAACAATAAAAGACAGGAAAACAAAGATTAAAATCAAGCAAGTTATCAATGGCAATGCTAAAGTTTTAAATAAAAAAGTTCAAGACACAGTTTTAAAAATGTATAAAGATGGCAAAAACTACAAGCAAACTGCAAAAGTGTTGCAAAGAGAGTTTGGCTACAATAAAAACAAGGCTAAACAAATTGCTATTACTGAAAAGAACTTTTACAAGAGTGAGGCACAATTACAAGCAACGCAAGGGCTTAAAGTTAAAAAGACTTGGATTCATACTTCTTTAGCAAAAGAGCCAAGACAATCTCATATCGACGCAAATGGCAAATCAGTTATTGGTCGTGATACATATTTTAATGTTGGTGGAAATAAGACAAAAGCACCCCAACATTTTGGAATGCCAAGCGAAGATATTTCTTGCCACTGCATAATGCGTGTTGAAATAATAGAAAAATAAAAATATAGTATCTTAATAATAGAAGGTGAAAGCAATGCAAGATAAATTTGACGGATTAAAAATCGGTTATCTAGTGAGTGAAGCATTTTTAAACAAAGGCGACATAAAAAGAACCGCAGTCGGGGAAGAATATGACTTGAAGTTGCGTGTTGATTTGGTGCCACAAAGTTTGAATGTATTTAACGTTGGTACTGATGATGATACAAGTGTGTTTGAAGTTGTTGAAACTTTTAATCAACAAATAGATAGCAATACTGATGAATTAGAAGCAAACCAAATAAACAAGTCGCAATATTCAAGATTAATAGATGCACACGGAGATGATATCTTTTGCACTGAAGCAAATCAATTAATGGTTGCTGAAAGTGAAAGATTAATTGGTGGAGTATTTAATGGAACAACTCCAGACGCTAATTTTTACACAACAGTTTTAGTAGCAAACGGAACCGCTAATATCGTTAATGCCGAACTTAATTTGGCGACAACAACCGACAGCAATTCTAGTGCGATTATCAACACTTTATCTAAAGCTAGATGTATTGGTGGCAATATGAACCAATATCGTGAAAGAATTAGATTAAGCGATACAGGAAAAACAAATAATGTTCGCAGATGGGGAATGTGCGAAACAACCGCTTTACTAAATGGAGTTTATTTTCAGTTGTCTGAAACAACCTTTTCAG